TAGACAAAGATGCAGAAGAATGAGAATTAAGGGCAACCTTAGCAATATTCTGACCGGCATCACCAACAGTCATATTATTCACCTGTTGTTCAAAAAAACGCCAAAGACTTTGAAATGGAACAAAATAATACTGAATGTTCTCACGAATACGAGTAAAAGCGTCACTATTAAGCGCAGCAGTACGTGTTTTACCATTATAACCAATCTTAAAAGTCTCGTTAGGATTTACCCACTGAGAAAAAACTGGTAACAACTCGCCAACCTGAGCGGTAAACATGTGACGATGAGAAAGGTCGAAAGCATTTCTATTCACCTTATTCTTAAGGCGATGCATTCCTAAAACTTTATTAGCCATATAATTAATTTTTATAAGAATCTACAACAGCCCTATGTTTAATATTCTCAGTATAAGCCATATTAGCTTTCTGAACTTGAAATTGAAATATAGAGCGTGTTTTTAAAACGTTAAAATCATAAGTCCCTGTAAAAGAAGACATACTCGAATAATTTTCATATGAAAAAAGTTTATCATCTTCGAGGTTTTGGAAATACTGAATCAAATTTTGATAATCTTTCCAAGAAACAAAATCAAAACGCAATTTGAGACAAGTATAGAAATCCAACCCTAAATAGGATGATAGCGAATTGTGATGATGTGAAGCATAAAGCAATGATTTTAAAGGATTTATAGAACCTGAACTATTATAAATAGGTTTAGCGAATACCTCAACATACCTACGAACAGAACGGAACTGATATATATTTTTATATAAAGAAGAAGTAGCAGGATTAAGAATCCAAAGCATAAACTCTCTCACGAATGAGTCATTATAGATTTCACCTGGCGAGCCAAAGAATCGGCGGGCGCAGAATAAAACCGAACGAAACAAGGAACAAGTTGCGTCAACATTATAGAAGGAAGAACCTGTAAATTTAACGGCAAATTGAGAGTAATACGCATCGGACATGGGAATAGAGCGTCGGACACCTTTTTTGTTAATAACATAATCTGTTGTAAGTGTTTCGAAATCTCTAGCCTTGAGTAATTCTCTAACCTCATCTCGGTTCTTTGAGCCCAATAGGATTGAGTGAAAGCTCCTTTGTGGAAACTTATCAAGCACTCTAGGGAAGTCAGAATGTTGTGTAAGATACTTAGAAACGTATTCTTGCATATTACCATCGGTAACCTTTGTAGTCGTATCACCATAGATCCATAATTGAGCCAGATCGAGTTTAGTACAAACTTCTCTGGGGTTTGCTTTTGTGGACATTGGCAAAGACCGAACATTCCTAAAATCCTCTCTCGCTCTAGACGAATCGTGGAATAATAGGATATGATAATGCGGACGGAATGATTGTGTACCGTACTCACAAATAATGTAGTAGCGTATTGTTTCACCATATTCTTTTAAAAACCATTTTCTTAAACGACCTATATATTTTCTAATATCATCATACCATAGTATAGGAATAACAGAATTATTACGTATACCACGTGAACGAGTAGGAAATCTGTTATAATACTTGTCAATACGTGTATAGTAATCACGAAGCATAACAGCAGTATCTATAGTACCAAAGTCTATAAGTTGAAAAGACTTAGAAATTTTATCCTCAACAAAATAAAAACTTTTAGTTCTACGATTATATTTCTTAATAACCCGATTAGGAACACGGAGAGCATAGCCAAACGGATACATATAAGAAGTATCTATATACGGAAGATGTTTATCATCGTACGTATTGGTAATAAATTCAATGTATTTATGTTTAGAAGCTTCTACTTCGAGCAATTTGCAAAGATGTTCCTGTGCAGCAACACGGCATTGAATGCACGAGTGGCAACCAACAAGAGTAACACCATGTCGACCAGCAACAGGAACAGGATTATTGCATCGAGGAAAAAGAGCCATAATTAAGAATTAAATAAATTACCACTATAAGAACTTAAAATAACCTCTTTGGTTATACGACCGCCACTTTTAGAAAAATCCAAGGGGCAAAACATTTCAATATCTTTCAACGTTTCAGCAAGATAGGGTTTAGATTGACCACTACAATATGCCTGTTTCCGCTGAATCTCTCTGATAACCTTGAGAGCAGTCAAATAATCTTGAGCCGTCATAAGCAAAAAACTAAATACGTTTGTACCATTGGTATTCATGTTCCCAAGAAACAGGTGAAGTAACCATTGACTGGATAATAACTACACTAGGCAAAAACAAACAAATAAATTCGTCTATTTTGCAATACTTAACTACATACTGAACGCCGTTAACCTCTACAACGTAGCAACGTGAATTAATTTTCATCATAAGCCTTAAAACCTTTAGTACGGATAAAACCATTATGTTTAACAATTGTGGTATCATTTGTAACAATAGTAGTGCGACCACTAGCATCTACAATGTGAGACGTACTGCATGATGTCAGAGAAGTGACACCAAAATAAGCAGCTATCAATCCAAGCGCATAGACAGCAACTTTGATGATAATTTGTACTATTTCCTTTTTCATGGGTGCAAAGATAAACAATAAAATCTTAAAGCGCCAAATTTGTTAACACTATTTAGGAAAATAATTAAATAGTTACAGGGGGGGAACAAAAGTGCAGTAATTAGGAATATATGTATTCCCACTTTTGCCTACCTCAAACAAGAGAGGTGGAATTTTCGGGAGAAAATTTTCATAAAAAGGTAATTAGTAGAGAGTTACAGACTTTTCCGCGTAAACTAAGGTTTTTCTGGCAGACAAACCAAAGTAAAGTATCTGTTTAGTTAAATTGTGTACGTACGTATAAAATGCGCACGCACACAAATACAAAACAAATACATTAAGAGTATAATATAAATTTTTATTATTCCATAAGAAAAATATAGATTTTTACAGAAGGTTTTTATGAGAGTTGAGAATTATCTGAAAATGTGTTTGCATTATCTAACGTACATCTGATATGTATTTAACTAAATTGTTCGATAGTATCAGAAATAAAATAACAGAAATAAGAGTTAAAGCAGAAAGGCTATAAAACAAAGAGGGCGCAAGGGGTTAACCTTTGCGCCCAAATTGTTATCTATAACCTGTAGGGTTATAATTAGGGTTTTCACGATATGCATCAAGCCAGGATTTACCACTCGGTGGCGGTGTCGAATTGTTATCTGCAGAAGAACCTTTGTTAAATCTAAGCTTAGGTGTAAAGTTACTAACACCATCAGAAATATTTTTAACCATACGGGAAACAGATTCTCCACGCTCAAAGATTTTATCGGTATCATAACTATCAACACGCTTATTAGTAAGAGAAGTTTCTGATCTGTACATGCCGCTCAAAGAACGTATCAAATCGGGCTCTTGCATCAACTTATTAAGTGACCATTCATTCTGTTGTATATTCAAATCCAACAGGTGCCGATAAGGTGTTTTACGCAGAATAGATTCTGCTTTACCAATAGGCATTTTACCTAACATAAAGTCAGTATAGTACCGTGACATTTCATTAGTCATATTTTGACCAGAAGTCAAAGAGCCATAATACTTACCTAATTTACCCAGGTAAGAAGCATTGGCACTAGCATTGGTTAAAGCGGCACGACCTTGCATTAAAGCAGCCTGTCCTTGAATAGTAGCAGCATGTGCAAAAGTCTGCTGAATAGAAAGCCAACGACCATAATTCTCGGTTTGCTTTAAAGTGTACTTGCCATCAGCAATATCACGAAAAGCAGAAGCATAGAACGACATAGTCTGAGCAACATTCTTCTCAACTTCCTGCGGCATGACATTGTAGAGACTGAAAGCCTTTAACCGAGCATCATACATAGCATCAAATCCTTGCCAATTAGCCAATTCAGCCTTAAATTGTTCTTGCAACAGCCTATTCTGATAAGTATCTTGAGCGAATTTATAAGTCATTTTTTGCATATCGGTTTGAGATTCGATAAGACCCTTTTGCGCAGCATTAATACCCTCAATAGACTTATTCACATTCTCTTGAGATTTCTGTAAAGAAACAGACGAATCAACAGAACGTGTAGTATTGTAAGCAGCCAAGCCACGATTAGCAGCATCACCAACAAATGAATAATCTGTAGGCATCATTTGAGCAGATTCAGCAGCAGAAGCAGCACCACCACTACCAACATTTCCACTAGCAGAAACATCACCAAGAAGAGCGTTAAGACCAGCTGCACGCAAATCATTAGCTTTAGCAGAAGACGTACCATACATACGATACATCATTTCTTGCCAATTACGATTCTTATCAGCTTCTTCAGCGTTAAAGCGATTCTGCTCTTGCATAATTTTATAATTCATTGCGTTCGTCTTATTGGTATTAGATTTACCAAAAAGACCACCAATAAGAGAACCAGCAAGACCAAGAGCGCCACCAACAATGGAACCAGGAACACCAGCAAAAGAACCAGCAGCAGCACCAGCGGCAGCAGAACCTAAGGCAGTGCATTTGTTTAAGCGAAAAGGAGCACCGCCAAAAGCGGCAGCACTCCTTAAAATTATATTAGAAAACATAGGCAAAATTACTTAAAGATTTCCAAAAGGCGAGCCTGAAACTCCTTATTTTCATTCTCAATCTTATCTTTCTCTTCTTGCTCCTTAGCAGCAGCTGCAGCCTTATCACGTGCTTCTCTATCCTTAACAGCCAATTCTTTAAGATAGTTCATTTTTTCACTAGCTGTCTGCGTATAACGACTAGGGCAAGAGTTAATGAGTTCATCATCAGTCAAAGAACCAAAAGTCTCTTCAAACTCATTACGGAAATTAGAATTATCAATCATAGGCTGCATCGATTCTTTAATTTCCCTCAGAGTTTGAGCATCAACACGCATATTATCAATACGTTGCAATAAAGATACATCAGTATGAAAAGAAGTTCGCAAAGGAACATTATTATCATCTACGGAAGTAACTTCATGCTGTACTTCCTCATAAACAGGAGGAACATAAACAACTTTTTCTTTAGCTTTCATAATCAAAAAATTTTTAAATTATTTACTAAAAGGCAATCCATACACACTGAATGGACGAACCGCAACACAAGTATTTACACTACCAATAAGAAGCTTATCATCATTAACTGTACCCGACCATTGATTTACAAAGATAGGATAGAGTAAAGACGGACGGCACTTAAACAAATCATCAATACCATACAATGGTCCTGTAAAACCTAAATAATCAGAGTTCCGACGCCATAAAGAGAGAAACTTTTGGTCATAACCTGTAACCCAAGTTTTATAAGTACCACAGAAGCCACCCTCAAAATAATCACGAGCAGATTTTAACTCTGCATAACGAGGTGCATAACCATACGTCAAAGACATATTAATAGCGGTACTAAGATCTTTATACGGTACATAGTGTTTACACAAACCAATCAGAGGAGCACTCAATTCACATCTATACTGTGTCTGCATGCCAATAGAATCTAGCTCAGGAATAGGAAAATCAGTTGCATCAGTCTTAAACAGATTTCTATCAATACCAACATGCGCATAATCCAACTGAGGGATGGCACGATAAATACCGATAATCATACCATAAGTACTAGCTGTAAACTTACAACCCGCAGACAAATCACCAACACCAATCGCTTTAATATCTGGCAAGCCACCCTGTTGGAAATTAGTATTAACCTGTGGATTAATGCAAAGCGTTTTATCATCACCGCCAATAAAAACAGAAGTGCGAGAATCAACTTTTGGTTTAATACCAAAATGAGCAAGCACCTGAGCGGCAAAATCAGGGTCATTACTATTCTGAATCTCCTTATACTTCTGTAAAGCCGTTGCCGAACGAAGGGCAGATAACTTAACTGAAAGCGAAGAAGCATCAAGTTTACCACGGAAACCCACAAGAGATGAATCAGTAGCCAATGATTTAATACCAAAAACATAATTATCACCAACAGCAATCGGATGAGTGTTATTTTCCTTAACCAAACCATCATTAGCTTCCGCTCGAGATAATTTAAAAAGAGCACCCTCAGTAGGTTCGGTACTATTATTAAAGGTAAATGATGAACTTCCTGACCCCGCAGTAACAACTGCGGCAGACTCATCTCCGTACTGAGCACGAGGCAAAACCGAAGAGAAGTAATCAATAGGAAGATTAGAATTTTCCAAATCGAAAAGAGTAGTATTTACACCGTAAAACTCAGGCAAACTGAGAAAACTGGCCGCATTCATGTTACTATGAGGTGAAATATAATCAATATTACATGTCCAAGGCTCAAAAGGTTGCCATTTCTCATTGCGATAATGGTCATTGCATATCTTATGATAAGCCAAGAGAGGGAAAATAGACATATTCGGACTATTTTCAATACCGCGAGATTCAAATTTAGTCAAATCTAAAGCATATTCAGATTTTAGAAATTCGGCAAGGTTCCAAGTATGACCACTACGTACAAAAACGCTTGCCATGGCGAAACCATCATACTGTATCACAGCAGAAAAATTACCATAACCTAAAGACATTAAAAGCTTAGCAGCACGACAAAGACGATATCCATCACAAACAAAAACGTCAGGGAAGGAACCGTAAACGCAAAAATCATAAAAATCAGTTATAGAATCTTTACCAGAATCAACCTGAGTGAAATATGAATTAAGAGCAACATAAACACGCTGTAAGTAAGCATTTAAAAACTTAGCTATATCTACATAAGAAATATAAGGCATAGCGGTAGACAAAGATGCAGAAGAATGAGAATTAAGGGCAACCTTAGCAATATTCTGACCGGCATCACCAACAGTCATATTATTCACCTGTTGTTCAAAAAAAC